CTTCCTGTGGAAGTTCCACCCCCGGCTGCTATTGTATCTACTTGTATATTTACATTTGGCTCTAAATCTCTATTATACCCTTCTGTTATTCCCCAATATGTTAATACATTACCATTTGCAAGTTCTTGTGCATTTGCCTTTTCGGGTACTGCGTCAAACAATAAAATACTTTCAGAAATATCAATATTTGGATATACCCCATCATTGTAAAATGAATAAGGGAAATCTACATTTTCTACAAATACACCACTTGGTTCTACTAATGTAGTAGTGTTATATTCATAAAGTGCAATATCAAATAATAGGTATAATGTACCTTGTACATTTGTTGCAAGTGATATTCCTAATGCTCCAGCACTTACCGCTAATGCTGTTGCTACTGTATTTGCATTATCTCCCGCTATTGTGGTATAGGTGGCTGCTGTTACTATTGCATTGTCAGATAATCTTTTAAACTTAATTGTTACTACTGTACCTGCTTTTGGTAATCCTCTAAATTCATAAGCATAAGTAGTTGTTAATGGTAGTTCCGCATATACTGTTGCCTCTACTGTAAATGCAGTATTAATACTTTCTACTAATACAAAATCACTCCAATCATTACTTTTTTCTACAAAGGACATTCCTAATTCTACTGCCTTTACATTTTTACTGCCACTATTCAATGATAGTCTTACTACGTTATTATTTGTAATTACGCTTGTATAAGTATCAGTTAAGATATTTACAGGCAATGGAACTGCGCTTATTGGACTAAATGTACTTTTTTCAAGGTCATCATATACGTATCTATACTTAAATCTAAATAGTTTATTTCTTAAATTATTTGCCCTTCTATCTACATCATTACCATAAAGATTACTTGGTGGTGATAGTGGAGGCATTTTTGCTACATCAATAATATTCCTTTCTACGGGTGTGTACATCCCCGCTTTAAAACTTTGAATATTTAATCCCGTTGGCCTACCTAAGCTATCTAAGAAATAAAGTAAATCACCTTCTGTTTCTCTTGGTAATACGTTTATGCTTGTTATCTTTTCGTGTTGTGTAAATCCTAAAATATCTACACTTCCTGTATCTGTTAAGTTTTCAAGTATAGGGGTAATTGTCCTTGTTGTGTTATTGTATTCTAAAATTAAATGCAGATTAGTGCTATTCCATACAAAGTAGATAATAGTATTTCTTAGTGTATTAGGGTATGCTCCTATAACTTTATTTGTTCCTGCTGGTAATGTATAATCTACTAACTGATTACCTACTATATTTGTTATTACTAAATCATTAGAACCCTCTACTGCATCCTTAGTAATATTAAGTGCATCTATATATGCGTTTGGTTGTACCCTATATGGGCTATCATCCAAATTAAGTCCTGCACTAAAATCACTTTTTATACTTTGCATTATACTGGAGATTGTTCGGGTTCAGTTAATATAATTTTATTTTCATCAAGCAACGAATACTGCACATTTTGTATAATGATAACAGGATTTGTTAAAGACTGTGGGTACAATATCCTATCTCCAACACTATACCCCAATGTATTAAAGTTCTTTTCTTCTATATACCCAAAAGTTAATAAATCAGAATTTATAGGTAATGATATATTATATACACTTGCAGTTGGTGTAACTACAAGGTATGGCGGCTTTAAGTATATCTGTATTGGTAGCATTAAGTTTTAACTGTTAGTCTTGTACTTTCTAATGATGATTGATAACCGTCTTGTATTGAAAGTGGCTTATACCTAAGAACTGCCAATCGCCTTTCGTTATAATAATCATGCCTACGATCTCTCTTATCCCCTAATGTACCCCTTCTGCTATTCGGTAGGCTTATTATATCTTTCCATCTTAGATAGGCTATAATCGCTTCCCTAAAGTGTATAGGTAGGAAGTAAGCCTCTCCCTCCTTTGGACTTGAAATGTATTCCAATATAAGATACTCGTACTTAAATGTTTCATTAAGTAATATAACTCCGTTTGCATTATCAATTTTAAAACTCCCCACGAATGGCGCACCACTTGGTAATCCGTAAAGATTTCCAAAAGTACCATTATCATAGTAGTTATAAAATACTCCGCTTTGTGGGTTATAAATATTAGAAAGGCTATTATCTTGTGTTTTTGCAATTCTATCAGGTAATAAGTCAGCGTATGTTGTTAGTTTATTATTATAGTTAAGTGTTACTACTTCACCTTTATCATTTAGTACTCCTACTTTTGAATAATTAAGATAATCACCGGGTAGTGTTACTGTAAGGTTTGAATTAATAGGTAGCTTTACAGATTTAACCGAATAAAAGAAATCTAATCCTAATTCATCTAATGCTCTAAATGCCAAATTGAAGCACTTAAAATACTTATGCACTCCTTGTTCGGATTCATCAAGATAAAAGTTTATACATTCATCTAAATCTACCCATTGACGATTTTGTGTTGACATTTCTCGCTTTTAGTTTTAATTAAGTGCTATAATGGCGACATCTTCCATCATATAAAATAGTTCTCCATCACATTCAATAGGCATACCCCAACCATGTACCCTATAACCAATATCACCTTTCTTTAACTTCATAGGTCTTTTACTTGTTCCGTTACCTACTGCCACTACTTCTACTTTATCTCCTTCCTTTACTAAGTTATCAGGAATATACAAACCACTTAATGTTGTATTTGTTCCCATAAACGCTTTTACTACTATCTTGTTTCCTATTGGCTTGACCATAATACAGGTATTGTGTTTGTAAAGTTTTTTATATCCTGAAATTCATCTTCAATATTATCAAAGTAAATATCAGCATTTAACATTTGTAAAGTTTCTAATTTAGGTTTATGCGAACAATAAAAAACGCTATGCTCACTCATCCTAATTTTATCAAGTACTGGCTTTAATGCTTTTTTATTAAAATCATTATCTGTTCTTGCCGTTACTATATAAACTTCGTTTCCCTCTCTTATCAGTTTTTTTGCCAATGCTTGTAACCTAATGTCATCAAGCGTTCCGTCATAATCAAAACATACTATCATAAATTATGTTGTCTTAATTGCTCCCGAACCATCATTTGCTGAATCCTCTGCCTGATTCCTTTCAAGTATTAATAATTTAGAACAATAATCTATAATTACAGGTATATAATCATCGGGTACAATTAATTCACTTGTTAAGTCAGAACTATTGCCACCGCTAATCATTGTAACACTTGCAGTATATTCACTCATTAATATAGGAGTAAGTACTTTTGCATAGTTTCCTTCCACGTAATAAAGAACTTTATTGGGTACTCGCCTCATACCATTTACATACCCTGTTTGATTTGTAGATAAAGGTATTGCATCTATTGATACTTTGTTTAGTGTACTCTTAAATCTTATATTAGAAATACCTTCATTCTTCCCTACTGCTGTTGGTATTTGTGGGAGTTCAAACTTCCATAAGAAGTTTTCGTCTTGCGTAATGGCTATACTTTTAAATGTAGTATAAAAACTATTGTTTACATAGCCTACTCCATCTAATTGTATTGCCTCTTTGTAGTTTTGCTTTACTGCTAATGCTAACCCTTGATTTATATAAATATTAATCAGGTTATCAGTTATTTGTGAATCCTGTGTAGGTTGCCCATTATGGACTAACCTTGATATTTGCTCTATTAAATTTTGACGAACCATTTTTGTACCTTTAAAGTGTCATTATTGACCTGTATTTTTAATTTCATTGCTATATGCAATAACCTGATTCATTTGCAAATTTAAGCCAACTAATTGTAATGCCCTAACTATTATTTCTAAAATTGAAACGTCATCCCATACAGGGTCAATACTATGTACTGCACTATAAACCCTTCTGCCATTACTATCAAGTACATAACCCCAATATATTGAAGGTGGCGTTTTTACATAACTCATTTTAGCTTGTGCTATTGTTGTTGGGGCAAACTCAAAACCTGTATCTTTTAGCATATAGATAGGATTGGTTGCTACGGGGTCTATCTTACTATTGTATGCAGAATACCATCTATCTTGGTCAACAAATCTTATTCTACTATACCCATATACACCCCACATACTATCTGTCTGTACATAATCAGCAGGATAAGGGGAAAATCCAGCACCATTGACGTTTAATGTGTACCCATAAATTACAGGTGTTAAGCGTTGTCTAACTACTGAATTTTGCCCTAATTCTACCCTTGCTACTGGCCTTCCAGCTTGGTACTGCTGTAAACTACCTAATAAAAATGAAACATAACTGTTTTGGGCTAAGTTTGACACACGATTAAATTCCTCGCTTGTTAAATACCCATTTTGAGATTTGTTTACGGCAAACTGCATCAACAAATACATATCATTTACAGTCATGTTCTTTTTTTTATTTAACTACATTATTTAATTGTTCTAAGAAAACTCTCCCTTCATCACTATTTGTCATTGCAAGTTCTACTAAATATTCTTGTGGTTTTCTTGATGCAGGTATTTTACCGATCATTCCACCATTTGCCCATGATACATTTCCGTTTCCACCACCTAAATCAATCTTAGCATCTAATATCGCTTTTTTAACTAAGTACGCTACTTCTACTTCTTTTGAATTTAGATTTTGCTGAAACTTTTTAGGATCACGTTTTGCAAATAACATCAATTCCCTTCTTATTCCATCGTCTGTTTTAGGCTGTCCTAATTCATCATAGAAAATAATACCAAAGAAGTTAGCTAATTTTCTTGCCTTACCGATTTCCATTTTACTTGCTTCAATAGCCATATCCATTTCAAGCATTTCTTTATCAAGTGCTACTTGTTGTTGTTTTGCAGGGTTGTATTCAAAAAACTCATTTTTGCTACCGCCTCTGCGTGAAGGATTGTCTAACAAGTGTCTGCAATTATTAATAAAATCTAAGGTTAAAGAATCCCAATCTGGTACTCTTAAAACCCCACCTTCAAACTGCAAAGAACGTCTATTATTTCTAACATAGTCTTTATCTTTTAAAGTTTCTACTAAGTCTGTTGCCCAAATACTATTTGCACCTGAAAGAAGCCATATCCTTTCCATTTTACCTGTTGTGGGATTTATTACATCATCTATCCCATCTATATAAACTCTACCTTTTCTTTTGGTGTTTACTAATTTATAGATAATCCATTTTGTTTCGTTACTCTTTGAATTTTCTTCTGCTAAACGAGTAATTTCATTTGATATATCTAATCCGTTTTGTGTGCCATTCATTGAATTTTGCACATCTTTTATTTTTGCCATTTTTATTTATTTACTTTATGAATTTAATTCTCCTTCATCCCGAAGGCGTTTAAAAGAAGCACCCTCACGTTTTAAGCAAGGGTGCTATCATATTTAATTATGAACTTGTAACCTGAATAAACTGGTTAGCAGCTACTACTCTAACACCACGATAACAAACCATTTCAACATGATCTCTTAAAGTTCCGTCAGTTGGATTCAAAGAACCACCACCCCACTGCCATACACGAATACCATTACCAGTTGTACCACCACGTTGAGGTTGTTGATACATAACTGTGATATTTTTGTAAGACTTAGTGCTGTCTTTGCTATCTCTTGAAGAACCTTGTGGGCAGATAATACCATAGTTACGGAACGCATCAGTTGTTGGTGTTTTACCAGTTGTAACCTCTGTATTGAACTGTGAGTATTTCTTAACTCCGAATCTGTAACCATCAATCATAATGCTTTGTACACCATAGTTGATATTTGCTTCTTCGGATTTTTCGTTGCTACCCCATACCCATGCACCTGCTGGGAACTCTTTAAAGATACCATCAGAGAAGTTTTGACGTTGGTAAATATCTTGCAACCAAAGGTTATCTTTAGCGCAACCATTTACGTCCATGATACGAGTAATCTCATGCAATTTTGCAATATCCAAAGTACCCGGAGTGTAAGTTACATTTTCTCCACCTGCCTCAATTTGAGAAATGAAACCTTGTGTACCTACTGAATTGCTAAGTCCTGTGTTATTTTGAATATCACCACGCATTAATTTTTGCTCAATGTTATTCTTATAACGAGTGTTTGCTTTTACAAGTCCTTTCAAAGTGAAATAACTTGTTCCAGCTTGTCCACCACCTGCCATTTCAGAACCGCTTACACCACTATTGTAGTAAACTTCGGTCATTTCTGCAAGGTCAGTAGCACTCCATGATTCTCTCATTTCGGTAACTGTACCTGTGTACTTTTTATCTAAATGAATCAATGGCTCAATAGAACTTGATGCTTCACCTACGTCCATGTTACCACCGAAAATCAATACTTCACTTGCCAATAGATTCAAAGAACCTGCTGATACAAATGCTTGTGTAGATTGCTTAGGTCTAACTGTGAAAGTAAATGCACTTGGAGTAGTATCATCTACTGCAAGGATAACACCTTCTACGTTACTTGATGCAACTCTTACTGTTTCACCTGCTCTTAATGGAGATTCAGTTGTAGAGAAATAATCGGCTGCTGCGATAGACAAAGTAACTGTTGCTCCTGCTGCTGGTGCTACCACCGCAGTAAGGTTAGTTACGGCTACCATCAATTTACCTCTGTTCTCAAACCAAAAGAAATCTCTGTTTTTTACTTCTTCCATGCCGCCATATGTCGCAAGCCACATGAAAAATTCTTCACTACCGTACTTTTCAACATATTTGTTGTAGTACTGTGGGGTCAATAACTGTAAGTCAGAGATTAACGCCCGATTCACTCCACCTTCTACGCTAATTGCGCCCGGTTGGAGGATGTTACTGGTTGGGATTCCTGCCATTTTAATAAATTTAATTTTTTTAAAAAATAATTGTTGTTTTTACAATTAGTTTGACCAAAAAAAGTCTTGCATCTTTTGGGTATCTGTTTTATCACCCTCTGGACTAAATGCTTTTTGACCATTCCCTCCACCTACATTAATATTACTTGCTTTTTTACGATACTCTACTAATCTCTTAGCAACACCATCGTTTACAAATTTCTGTGATATTTTATCATCACTTTCAAGTTTTGCAATATCTCTCACCATCTGATTTACGTTTAATGTATTGTCAGCGTTCACCCATCTTTCGGCAAAAATTGCGTTTACATTAAAATCGTTCTCTGCAAATGATTTAAGTTTGTCAGTAACATTTTTCTTTTCTTCTTCTGATAAGGTATAGCTTAGGGGTATAGCGACATCTTCGTCTTTATACTCCATATTAAACCCTTCAAATGAATTAATAGATGAATCTACACTTTGCAAATAGTTCGCTACAAATTTCTTACCTGCTACCAATTCTTCTTGGGTAGGTTCTACACTTGTTTCTGCTTTTTGCGATATATTAGGAAGTACTAATTCCGATTTGTATTTATCTAATTCAGGCTTTAATAATTTCGCCTCAATTAATAATTCTTTTTTAGCATCACTCAAATCACTTTCCCACTTTGATTTCCTTTCAGCAAACTCATCATCAGTTTCCTCAAATGTTTGACTTGGTTCTGCTGGTAATGCGAATTGCTTATTATACTTATAGTCAATTTCTTCGGGAGTTAAGTCCTTATACTTTTGTTGCATACCAAACTTTATAATTTCGGTTGCTGTACTTTCATTAACCTCTGACGTTGTAAGTCTTTCTACTCTTTTCTTTTCGTTTAAAAAAGTGAATAGTTCATCCTCTTTTCCATCTTTTACGTACTCAAAGAACTTTTTGCTTGTTTCATTAGCAAATTCCAAATCTTTAGGTGCTGCATCTTTTAATTTACGCAACTCATCTATTTCAGATTTTGCGCTTGCCCAGTCCTTAAACCCTAATTCTTTTTCAAGATAGGTATTGGCATCTACTATTTCTTCTTCTTGTTTTGTTTCTGCAACCTGTTCGGTTGTTTGCAAGGTAGGAGCATCTTGCCCCGCAGCACTTTCAGTCCAACTTCCTTCGTCAAAAGGATTGGCTAATTGTTGCTGTTCTTGCGTTTGTGTTGTTTCTTCCATTTTTGTTTATTTATATTTAAGATAACATAAGCAAGTAATTAAATTTTGCCCCTGTTCCGCTAAGACTTTGTGCTATGTTTTCAATATCACAATACCCTTTTTCTTCACCAAATTCTTCTAACTTATATGCAAAATCCATTATCTCTTTTGCTAATTTCTTAGATACCGAATTTGAATATTCAGGGATAGCTTCAAGTTTTATTTCCCCAATCATTTTCCCTTGATACCCTTGTATTTTTTCACTTACCTCATCCTTTACTCCTACCAATTCATTATACAGAAAATCTAATGCTTTATGTTCTGCAAAAGAAGTAGTGCTTAGATGAAACTTGTGGGCTGCATCGTGAAAATAAAATAATTTACTTTGTATGGATTCAGGGGTAAGCGTTGTCTTTGGTTCTTCTGAATCCTCTTTTTTGGAAACTTTTAAGAGTGCCATATTATGATATTTTAGCTAACATTATAATAATTTTACTTGCTGCTGCTGATGTACCACCAAACTTTAAATACCTACCAGCAACATTTATTTTATACAACCCTGCTGCATCAACGGCTGTTACTGCTGTATTAGTTGATAGCTTAGTAGCATATACGGCAGTAAAGTTTGCTGCTGTGGTATAGTTACCATCAGTAGTACCTTGTACATCACCACTATCATTAGTAGATGTAATACTTATTGTTCCTGTTGGTGCAACAAATTGTGCTACTACATAATCATAGTTAGATACATCAATAACGAAAGCGTTGCTTACGAAAACTGGTTGGATATATTGTGCTAACATAGTTTTATTTTTTTATTTAGTGTTTACATTACTTGTTGTTGTCCTTGCATTTGCTCTTGTTCCATTCCTTCTTGTGGTTGTTGCTCTTGCATTTGTTCTTGTCCTTCTTGTTGCCCCTGTTGTTGTTCTTGCTGCATTTGTTGTTGTTGCATTTGCTCTAATACTTGCTGTTGTATTTGTTCGTTTTGTATAGATGCTGGCAATGCTACATTCTGAATAACCGCTTGTGCTAATGCTTGTAATTCTACCGGCATTGGTAGTCCTTGCTCATATATCTTCATTATAGAAGCTAAAACTGTATTTTTATTTTGGTACTCTCCGGTTGTTTTTGTTTTCTGTAATTCAATATCCCCTTTTACTGATTCAGTTTCTTGCTTTGATTTTTCTGCTGCTTGTGCCGATGCTATTTGTCCTTCTATTGTAGCTTTTTGATTTTGCGCTGCTGTTTCTTGTTGGCTTTTTAGCATTTTTCTTTGCCCTTGCCTATACAATGTTTCAGCTAATTTCACATCCTCCTTTGCTACTCTTATTAATTGGAATGGGTCAATAAATAAAACAAGTTCAGGTGTTGATACCATTGCTTGATTAAGTAATGCCTCAAATTTCATTATCTCTTGGCCATCAGGTAAAAATCTAACATTGGTGTTAAATATTCTACTTGCTACTTCCTCTTGATTTATTAATCTTCTATAAACATCTGCGCCATGAGTTACACTATCCTTTAGTAAACAAGATATTTTCCTTGCAGTATCTTTCATACATTCAGCATAAGCTAAATACATATAATCGGTTGCATTTGCAGCTACGTCTTGTGATGTGGCTACGTTACCTTGTGTTACTCTTGGTTGTAATGCACTTGCCGCTAAATTCGGGTCTTCACCTAATTCATCCCTTAGCACTTGATAATGGAATCTATACAACTCCATTAAGGCTTGCATCTGTGGTAAAAACCCTGCATTTGCAAGTTCTGTAATTGGTACAGGTACAGGATTTCCTTCTGCATCTGTTCCGTTATAATACAAATCACCTACTTGTTCGTATAGTTGTTTGTAGTCTATTGTTTTATTCTTATCTCCTAATCCGTAATCTATATTTTGTAATGCAGTTACATTTATTGCAGCACCTACTGGTTTCATCTTAGCTACAAGTTGCTGTATCTTTAACCTTGCTAAAATCATTTGATCGGCAGGTTCTTCTATCTTTTCAGGCACAGCTATATTTCTCATTTCATAGCTTTGGTACATATAGAATGAATAAGAAAACTCTGCGTTACCTACTTCTTTAGGGTCTTGTGGTCTAATCATGTTTTGCTTCAATCCCCACTCTAACATATAGTCAGTATCTTTCACATACACACCACGATAGATATTCCACATTCTATCTTCTTCCGCTTTTTCATTATCACCCCTTTTTTCTGAAACTCCTTTTTTTACAATAGTGCTTTTATTCTTTTTTGTTGTTACTACTGTATATGGCTCGCTATCTACTGTTTTAATTTCAAACTCATAAATATCAACATTCCATTCATCATAAGGTCTTGTATAAATAGCTGCCCATTGGTCAAGCCATGTAATCTTATCGCCTAATTGATATTCTTTTGCAGTTGCAGCTATTCTAAATAAATCTTCTTCTGTTAGTTTACCACCAAATTGCTTACCATACTTTTTACGTAGTTCGCTTATCTTCATTGCCCTAACTCTACCTCTAAATGTGGTATCTCTAAAATCAGGAAACTCACTATATGAATAAAAAGCATTTTCAGGTTTAACCCATTCAACATGAATAACTCCATACTCATCCATCCACGTATAAGTACCTACAAATCCTACTTCCGCACTATCATGTAGCATTTTTTCTTTCATAACAGTAAACCAACTGCATGAATCTAATACTTCATTAGTACCCATTTCATACTTAATTTCTTCTGGTAGTCTTTGGAATTGAGTAACCCATAAATTAAGTTCTTCTTTATCGGCAGGAATTGAAGTGTTTTGTGGAATCATTTGCACCCCTGATTCAGCCTGTAATTGTTCTAACATGGCTCTATTATCCATGATAAACTCTATGTTCTCGTATTCGTCTTGCTTTTGTTTTACTGAAAGTGAATCGGTAGCATTTACTACTATCTTTTCATTTCGGTTCATCCATCGGCCTACTAATCCTGATACAATCCTGTTTACTATTCTAATGCTTTGCCAGTTAATATTTGCATAGTTAGTCTTTCCGTTAAATTCCATTAAGTCCTGAAATTTCTTCATATTAATTTTGCCATTGGCAGAATTTCTATTTTGCTTAAACCTACTGTTTCTTGCAAAATAATACCCTCCAATGCCTCCATTAACTGTACTAACGATGTACTTAGCCAAATCTAAGCCCGTATTATCTTCGGATTTCTTAGCAATGCTATTATTTGATAACTGAAATTCTTTTAGTATTTGTTGGTTTTGCTCCAAAATTTGTACTTTGAGATAATTTTCATAAAACTACTATTAGTTTTGAATTTTTATCTTTGTTACGTTAAAAAGTTATATTAACTTTGATAAACTTTTGTCTATGGCAATAATGCAAATAAAAAGGATGCCCGATGATATATCCCTATATCTCAAACAAATTCAGAAAGAAATAAAAGAAAAAAAAGGGATAAAACAATTCTCCTTAGAATTAACCGCAATAAGTATAATCAGAGAACACAAAGATGATAAAGAAAAAAAGCAACCTTAATAGTTGCTTTGTATTCCGTTGTTTTCATAAAGTTTTATAAGTGGTGTGGTCATCGGTGGCGGCACTCTTACTGGTTCAATCAATACTGATATTAACATCAAGAACGAAACTACTGTATCATAACTTGTCCTATCGTATGGGTCAAATAATAATGAGTTCCTTAATAGTTCTATGTAGTCAATCATATTACAATGATGCTCAAAATAAGATATACCATTATCAAGTTGCTTAGTAAGGCTAAATGGCGTTATTGGTGTTCCTCTATATCTTTCCGCTGTACTTCTTTTTGTAGGGTCAATAAGACTTAATGGGTACTTACCTAAGTAACCTCTTTTACCCCTATCTTTAAAATACCCATCATAATCATCTGCTGTATGCTCATAATAAACTAAATACCCCCAATATTCTGCTGCTAATAATACTTGGTTATGCAGCATATCTTTTTCCGAAGGTCTGCCATATAAATGCCCTATTGGTCTGCCTGTATTATTTGGGTTATTAATATCAAACCTTCTACCTATCCATGCTGATGCTTTTGACCCATATTTTCTACCTCCCTGACTGTTTGAGTAGCTATCTACTGTTATAGCACCATCATTAATATTGGCTGGTATTCTTTGTCCGTTATTTATTGTGTATTTATTATCTCTACCCCTTTCAGGCATAGATGTCATTTTCCAATGAAAACTTGTTTCTGATGCGTTAATATCTCTCCACGCTACTACTTGGTCATCTTTCCTATAATAAATAATATCTCTTGTTACAATAGGTGAATCTTCTAATTCTTTTATTCTTTTGTTTATATTAAATGAGTTAAAGGCACAACCAGTATTGGCTGCTTCAAACATTTCTTGAACTGTGCAAGGGTTCATCCTTATTTCTTCCTCTAATAAATCTCCTGCAAGTCCTTTTCTTCTGCTTTGGATATAAACTCTTGCCCCTGCCTTAATATCTTCTTCTGAAATCTCACTTACTGTATCTCCCGATATTGGGTCTTTTACTACCCATTTATCTACTAAATATTTGTATTGTTCATCGGTTGGTTCATCAATAACACTCATACCATACTTATCAATAAAACCTTCATAGTTATCATATGCAGGTGTAAAGTATGTTACAAGTCTATTTGGTGTCTTTTTTCCTCCTGTCTTAAATTGGTCTGCGCCATCCCATATCTTTTTAAATTCAGCACCACCACCCTTTGTCATTTCGTTTACAGTAGAGGGCATTTCTACCCATCCTACTCTCTTAGCACCCTTAACAAGTGTCTTACTTATAATACCCCAAAACTTTGATGCAGGTACGTCAAGAGGTAATTTACCAAACTCATCCAATAAAATACGGCTCATTCTACCTCTATCATAAGCGTTCAATACTGGCGCACGATAGTTTATCTTAGAACGTAACCCTTTTGCATTAGGGTTATTTTTATCAATCTTTGCGGCAAATACCAATTCAGTTACACTACCCTCTCTATTTAATTGTCTTGGCTTTAAAAATACTGGTAACTGATTATAGCCAAATGCAGCCATATCGGTAAATGTATCTCTACTATCAATATTTGTTTTTGAAACTAACCCGCAATTACTATTGGTAAAAAATATACACTCATAAATAAGGTTTGCGGTTGCCTGTGATGACGCACCCTCCCTTCTTTTCTTACCTCTTGCTACTCCTAAACACCACAATACATTTTCCCAAAAATCTAAAAATAAAAAATACCTTCTATCTGCATCACGATAGTCTGCATAAATATCATCTTCCAATTTCCAGTAAGATAAATAAAAATAATTCTTCCCTGTAATTTTTATTTTTTGACCATTATTCAAAAATGTAAATCCTTCTTTACACCTTTTTACTTCTTCAATAGCATATTTAGATTGAATGTCATTTAATAGTGCATTACCATCTACATCTTTATTAATTAAATTGAAATATTCTGGAAGTTCTTTTCTTCGCCAATACTGCATAGAAGGGGTGTCAGGATAACCCCAATCTTCAATATATTCATCATAATTTATTGGTATTAACGAGCCGTAAATTTCTATATTTTTAAGCATATATCAAATTAGTCCAATTATTATCTCTGCCATTTAACATACCGACAAGTGTCTTGTATTTAATATCATAGGCTTTAGCGGCATCTTTAACACAATCATAAAAAACACCATTTTCTATATTTAAAACTATTTTAGCTGTTTTGCTTTCTCCACCACATTTCCCATAAGAATAGTGATTTTTCCCTTTCGGGATAAGATTATTTATTCTTCTATGGTTTGCATCTTCTTGTGGTGTTGCCCACTCTAAATTTGATAAATTATTATTTATTTTATTTGCATCTATATGATTAACTTGTGGCTTATTTTGCGGATTTTCAATAAATGCAATAGCTACAAGTCTATGTATTTTCATACACTTTACTTTACCCCCGATAAAAAGGGATACTTCATGGTATCCGTAAGCGTCTATTTTTGGTTTTAATATAAATACATCTGACTTATTACCAGTTTTATTAAACCTCTTAAACGACATGACATCCCCATTAATGTTTACCTTATAATGACCTTCGTAACCATTTATATCTTTCCACATAATTAATCTCTTTTAGTTGCTACCGTTTCAATGAATGGTCTGCGTTCTACATCTTTCTTTTCATTACCTGTAACTCCTGCAATATCCCCTAATGTTTTTACTGCTGTTGCGATTGATGCTGCATCTTGCCAGATTACTTTTAGCCTATCAAAAGTTTTATCTTTGGCATCATCTATACTCATAGTACCTAAATTGTTTTTATTCATAATGTCAGCCATTTCATTCATCTTTCTATTAAGAGAATAATATAACTTGGCTGCGCCATCATTTTCATACATATTTATTGTCGCTTGCAGTTCTTCGTTTGATGCCATAAATTTATTTTTGCTTAATAATTAATCCTTGCCCAGTTCCTAAGTCTATACATATTTCAGGCTTATCTGCAAGAAACTCCCATACTGCCTTTGGGCATCCTTGTGTAGTTTCAAACTGAAAGTCATCTAAGAGGATAACACCACCAACTACCATTTTATCGTAAAAGTAATTAAGGCAATCCATAGTGGAACTGTAAATATCTACATCTAAATGTACCATGCCAAATGTATGCCCATCTAATAAGTGTTTAGCATCATTAAAGTCATTTTTAATAACTTGGCAATTAGAGAACTTAGATAAGAATTGGGAAACATCTTCATAAGACGTATCTGCAAAATCACCTTTGTTATGCCAATCTATTGACTTATCTGTTTCAGGCATACCCTCAAAAGTATCTATACAAAATACTAAGTCTTTGGCAATACTATTAATTAAATAAGCAGAACCACCTTTATAAACGCCTACTTCTGCGATTGGTAAGTCAGCATACTGTTTTACCAATTCTGATATAATAGATAGCCTTTGTTTATTAATTAAAGTCCTTCCATCAATTTGTGATATAATATCATCTATACTCATAGTATCTAAAAGTTATTTTGATGCAATAACGGGTGCGGCAGATGCAACCTTTGCTTGATTTTCTGCCGCTTCTGCTGCATATCTATCGTTTAATAGATTAGAAAAAACATTCATAAAATTAGGGTGTATCTCATTAAATTTAGGGTCATTAAGTCCTGACTTATATTTTCCTCCTGTTAGGTATTCTTTATTAGCCATTATTTCAAGTGGAGTTCTGATACCTTTTGCTCTTGCTTTTGCTAACATTTCTTTAATTGCAGCTTGTTTCCACATACCCTGTTGCTTTAGTATATTAGCAGTTTCAGCTTTATTACCCATTTGGTTAGCTAAATTAGGTGATGATGTTAATGCTGATGATGCAGAAGTAACTAATTGGTCTGCATTAACAAGCCCTCTCCTTGATAGGTCTTTTGCTATGTCTATTGTATTACCTTGTGGAATCCAATTAGCAAACCTTTCTAATTGTTCTGTTGTTAGTGGGGTAGAATTACTAACTGGTGTTCCTGCTGTTGGAGTACCTTTAACTTCTAATTTCTTTTTTGCTGCTAATAGTTTATTTTCAGGCATAATCGTTTATTTTTTTTGCATTATTTAATGAAAGTCCTACCAAAAGTACGGAATTTTTTACTTTTTTGGTTAAATACCCATCAACCGCTATAATTTCTTCTCTTTCATTTTCTTCATCACCAAAATGCCTTACTCTTATTTTTCTTTCCTCCTTGCCACTATCTCCTTGATATATTATTTCATAATCACTTGCTTTTAATGTGTGAACAACCTTACCTTTCAACTTGCCGCTTGTAATATACAATACGTCTTTTATCGGACTTGGCTGCACTCCTTCAAGCGTTCCTGTATATGGTTCATATACTCTTAACGCAGTTTCAAATCCCTTTATTGGTTTCCACTCTTTGCCGTTCCCTTCCCTCCATAAATAACATTCTAAGTAAGGTATGCTATAATAAGTTTCAGACGTTTCACGTGAAAAATCACTTAAAAACACTTTATTACTATCATGTATTGAGTTATGATGTATTAGAACTTGTGAGCCTTTTGGCAGTCCATCTGCCGATACTACTTCTGCATTTACTGGCATAGTTTCCCTTTGGTTTAAGTTCTCTATGTTCCTTTCTAATATTATCTTAGTTCCATTGTCAAAGGTATGACTGTTCTTTAAGTTTAAGTCTATCTTAATCAATACCCTGTTTTCTGTATGTTTCATTTGTTTAATTTTGATACCCAATCTTTTAAATAAATAGGTAATGGTTTATGAATTTTTACCAAATCCGCTTCCGTAAATCCCCAATCTTTCCAATCAAATTCTTCTTTTAAATCGGCACGTTTATCATACTCTATTTGAAATATATTACCTTGTATTTCTTTTATCTTGGCAATATGCTTTTTACTATCCCTGATAAAGCCACAATGCCAAATTTCAATTTTATTGATAAAGTTTAAATTAGAATTACTTAGTATAGATTCACCATCATTGTATGACCTATAACAAGTTTTAGTAAGTCTATTTACTATTGTACTGACAGGCGATCTATCTTGTCTTACATTCAACATATGGTTTTCATCTGCCCATAAATTATGCCTTGTTACACAATATCCTTCTTCTCCTAATTCAACTGCTTGTCTTATATGCGGTATGCTATCTTCATGGATTGATTCGTCAGATTGGCAAAGAAAACAATACTCATATCCATCAATTTGTGCTTGATTAATTGCTATGTTTTGGAAATAAGACAACTTCTCTCTACCTTGTATTTTACCCCACTCGTCTTTATTGCAAACTATTAAAGTTATACCTCCAATAGCTTTTAGTAATTCTAATGTTTCATCTTCCCCCTCAACATAACATACATAAACAACATCACAAAATGCCTTCATTGAATTAATAGATGCTTCTATACAATAATCAAACAAAATTGCATTGCGAACAAAACACACTCCAGCTAACTTTTTACTCATACCTTTTTAAGTTTTTTGCGCAACGATGTAAAAAGAATATTTGTCATCCCCTATGTGTTCTCCATATTCTACTAATTCAAATAATTTTGGTAAATTTTGACCTTTGTAATCTTTCCCTTCACCGCAAAATGCTTGTTTAAAATAAAACATAAAGTCTGCAAAATTATAATCTCTCATGTGTTCTGTGTTTTCTTTATTCATATAAAATCTACCATCAGGTAAATATAAAATAAGTAACCCTCCCTCAATAAGTAATTCACGCCAACTTTCTAATGCTTCTGTGTCGTTTCTTAAATGCTCTAAAACATGGCTTGAATATACCACATTAAACGGAAGCAAATTACTTAATTTATCTACTAAATGAACAAGTCCATCTACCTCTATATCAGCACCAATAGAACCTCTGCCGTCTATACCTATTGCTTGTGGGCATACTTTATCATTACCGCAACCGATGTCTAATATTTTACCTTGTAAATATTTTGTAAGTATAGGTCTTATTTTTTCAGTTTCACTCATATTTTTAATAGTTTATTTGATTTTTCTATAATAAAAAATTCACCATGAGAGCAGCAAGGAGGTCTTTCTTTATCATAAATACACTCTACCCCCGTAGTTCCACAGACTGAATGATAACAATTTTTATACTCTTGGCTTGGACACTCCCCTTGTACTACTCCTATTTTTTCAAAGTTACTATATCTCAATGTTAAATCAACACTTCCTGATAATATTACTGTTGGTGTACCTAATGCTACTGATATTTGAGCAACTCCCGAATCTAAAGCTATTACTAAGTCAGCACCTTTACACATATACATAAGTAAATCTTTAGTAGGGCAGTTATAGTGTGGTGCTATATGTTCTATTGGGTTATTGCCTACTTGAAATACAAGGTAGCCTATTTTTTGGTAGTAAGCAACTATTAATGCCCAATTAACTCCATAGCTATTTCGGTGGGGCATATTTAAATTATCGTAATGAATTAGTATATACTTTTGGAATATCTTTTGATGTGGTTCTTGGTGCATATAAAGCCTTGAATTACGTAGTTCTCCATCACTTATCCCTGCCATTTCGTAATAAGACTTTAATACAAGTTGTTTAGGCTTTATTTCGTAAGCCATATCAAGATTGATAACCTTAATTGGTTTTATCTTAGGATTCATTTGAGATATGTGCTTCAAAAAATATGGATATTGCAAAAACAACTTCATATCATCTAAAGGTATATCTAATACTACTTGGTAATTATTTTTTGCAAAATATTCTACTACTGGCTCTGCCATAATAATATCGCCTGTTGCACCCAACCTCTTTATAACTATATGCTCTCTGAATGGCTGCCAAAAAAATGAGTGAAATCCCAACGTCCGTTGATATGGCTCTCTTAATTCAAATGAAAATCTTTCTGCAACTTCAATAGGCGCAAACACTATGTTGTGTTTCTTTTCAAGATATGCTCCATATAATCGGCAAATTGCATCATCTTCTTGTTCTGTTACATCTATAAAATCATCAGTACCTAACGCTTCTAATAACTTTTTTGACCTAATAGAAAATCCTCCATTACCTACTGCTCTTTCGCTATCAGGATAGTTCCATGCTCCCCCAATATAGTCAAATTCTAAAAACTCTTTTCCCCACATTTCTTCACAAATAGGGTAGCCATCGTGTTGTATTACTAAGCAATAGTCTGTGGTTATATACTTCCACAATTCCTTTATCATAAAATAGCTATACTCATTCTTGCTTTTTATCTTTTGTATAACTATTGTTTCTGCTTCATCAATATTAATATCTACATCGGTAAAAAATATTGTCCTTGCTGGATTTAGTATTTTTAATGTTTTATTAATAGCTAAAACCGCTTTTCCTTGATTTACGCAATCAACTATAACTACTGTTACATTATTTAGATTTACCATTGGTTAAAATTTTCGTTGTAGAAAACCCTTTTATTCTTTTAAAGTATTTTATTTCTTTTGCGTATTCGCCACCTATTATTTTTTTACCTTCCCAATCACTACCTACTACCATTACATCAGGAGAGTATTTTTTTATCATTTCTGCCAGTTCTTCATCAGAGTTAAATACTTGTACCATACCTACCCCTTTTATGCTCATAAGGTTTGATACCCTTTGTTCTTGTGTATGGAATGGCCTATCTACTCCTTTCATTTCTTTTACTCTTTCATCTGAATCTACTGCCATAGATAAAAACCCTCCTAATGTTCTTGCATACTTTATTAACTCAAAATGTGCATGAGTTAGTACGTCAAATGTTCCGTTTACCCAAACTGTTTTTATCATATTAATCTCCTTTTATTATTCTGTAACTGTCAGATTCAAAATGTTGTGTACTAAACTCATACAATTCAGAATCTTCTATTGCTTCCATTTGGTGAATAAGTCCAACTGGAATGTGGAATATATCACCTTCTTGTAGTATGAAAAAATTAGCTTTTTCTACATTTTCATCATATCCACATCTTAGTATCATTTTACCTTTTGATAGTCTAAATGTTTCGTCTTTTATTTTGTGCTTATGAAAACTGCATTTTTTACCTTTATCAAAGTAAAGTATCTTTCCGCAATATTTATCATTGTTTACTATCCATTCTTCTTTTCCCCAACCTTTGATATGTATTTCTGCTTCTTTTCTCATATCGTTGTTACTCCTTTTTTTGCAACTACTTGGGCTGCAATTTTGTTTGCAAATATAATTGAGTTTTTAATATCCTTAGTTTTCAAATACTTAGTTACTAATGCAGCTAAGAATGTATCTCCTGCACCTGAAAGGTCTTGTATCTTTACTTCTACTCCTTTAAAGTTTTCCCCATTGTAGTCGCATCCGTCTTTCCCTTTTGTTATTATTAATTGATCTCGCCAGTTTATTTCGGATGCCCCATTTAGTTCAGACTTACTCCATTCGTGTTCATTTATTTTTACAAAAGTAAACCCTTGCGCCCATTCCCCTAATGGTGTTTTTGTATCTAAGAATGATAGTTTTGAATCATCAGCAATGCGTTCCATATCCCACTTAGTTAGAAATCCTTTTGCATAATCACTTACCACTACTGCATCAAAGTCATTGTAATCATGGTCATTAAACATAAACTTACCATTGCCGTCTATTGGTTCATCTACTCTTAGTAATGTATAGTTAGACTTTTCATCTACAAATCTTGCTTTTTGTGGTTTTGCTTTATTGGTATCGTATGTTATTTTTATGGTTTTATCTAATGCCTTAATATTAGCAACTACATTACCAGCCATCCCTTCATTTTCACTAAAATATTCAACATCTAATATAGCAGTAGGACATTCGGGGGATATTCTATTAACCTTGCCATAATAAAATCTATCAATACATGAATCACCTATTACAAGTATTTTATAAGACATATTTTTCTTTTAATTGGTTAAAATATAATGTTAGAGCATCTTGATAAATAAAAGCATATCCATTAAATCCATTTGGCATAGTATTCGGGAACTGTGAACAAACTTCTAATACTCTTGGAACTTTCAGGGCATTTGATAAATGGAAACATAAACTTTGATTACCTAAAAAGAAAGCGCAATTATCTATAATTTTAGCTAATTCTAAAAAATCTTTTATTGGATAATATTCAATGTTTAAATCCCATTTTTTGTTAAATAACTTATGTTCCTCTGGCGTTCCCACAAATATAATATCTTTTTCACTATCTTTCAAAAAATAATATTGTATGTACGGGTTTCTGTATCTATCGGTAAAATTTATGACTATTTTATTATTAAAATGACCATATTCAGATTCATAAATGGATAGCCATTCTTCTGATAAATCACAAGCTAATTGTGGAAACACAAACCAACTCCAACTAAATATATCTCCATAAGGCATTGGTATATACTTTCTATCTCTTGTTATTTGAAAATCTAAATCTACCGCTTCCCCTTTCCATACCCTAAATGATTCTATATAATTTTGTGATTCTATTAGTGGCTTCATTAAGTCAAATGTTTCCTGATTGAAACATACTTGTTGTCCTTCATGTTTTATTGGATGATCTGCACCTTCATAATAAAAAGCGGGAAAGTTAATGTATTGGTATATAGTAGTCTTAATTCTTGTTTCTCTATATAATTTTTTAAGTCCGGGCAGTATTGTAATTAAATCCCCTGAATTATAATGATGTAATATTTTATAACTATTCATTAAATTTATTTTGTTTTTATATAATTTTACTCTATTATTTTTTAAAAACTAAACTTTCTTACTATGGCACAAATTTTTGCAGCATCCATTTACGGAGCAAACAAAAACGATTGGAACACACCGCAAGGTACTCAAATGGGTTTTTCTACCCAAAATGTAATCATTAGGCAAATTGACGGAGGCACTACCGCTTATTCAGGAGTTAACTGTGTAAGTCAAATTCAGTTGTTACCAACTGCTCCATCACCAATTCAGCCTGTTTATTACAGTCCTTTGACTGTTGCAGCTTTAATTGTTTTGGCTAACGCTTAATTATTAAATTTTGTTTTCAAAAAAGCCTCTATTTATTTAGGGGCTTTTTTAGTTTCTGTTCAATTATTTTTAGTCTTGCCCTGTAATCTATTAAAAGTTGCTTTAGTTCATCAGTTCCTATTTTCTCTACTTCTCTGCTTCTTTCTTTTAATTGCTCTACTATTCCTGTGTGTTCTTTTTCAAGTTGTTCTGCATATTTTTGTAGGTTTCCATCAAGGTACTGGTTGCATTTTTTACAGCCGGCACGTAAATTAAATCTTATATCAAACCTTACCCCCATGTGCTTTCTTGATATAAAGTGCATATTGTCTGCCATCGTAAAGTGTACCTTAGTGCCACATATATAACAGTTTAAATAGCCTTTATCATCTGATGCCATTATACGTACTATGCGACTTGTGATAGTATCAAGTTCTTCTATTAAGTTATTGCGATTTTCTGCTAACTCTTTTTGATTATCTGATACATGAGGTAATGTTCTTATTCTATTCCTTTCCGATGCTCTGTCTATCTGTTGCTTTATCTTATTGTTCTTATGGCAGTTGTATAAACAAAATAAATCTTTACCCACTTTAACACAAGCTACATTCTTATCTCCACATTGAGAACAATTACCAATTTTATGTTTAGGAAGTAGGCTCATGTATTATGTTTTATCAAAAATATAAATAGTTAATGTAATTACCAAATTAATTTTACTACATTAAAAATATTTTTTTAGTTCAATTAAAGTTATATATTTGTGTCATGACAGAAAAAAGCACAAAGGGTAGAAAGCCATTACCCGATAAAGAAAAGAAAGTACCTGTTACTGTATGGGTAAAATCAAAAAATGCACTAATTATTACAATAGAGTGTATTAAAATAGCTAATCAGTATGATAAAGATTAAAGTAGAAAAACCAGATAACCATTGCTTACCTCTGCCTACAAGAATACATAGGTTATCGGATAGTGTAGAGTTGGTATTAGTTGCTAAAAAGCCTAAATCTATAAAACAACAAGTTGACCTATATACCTACAAGTACCTTAATGGAATATTAAAAGATAGTACAGTAGATTATACAGAAGATGAAATAGTAAAGCAGTTAAAGAACTATTGGAGAGAAAGTATTTAATCATTTAAAACCATAAAAACATGAAAAAATTATTCAGAAAAATTATTGCAATATACAATCGTTGTAGATACTGCGGAAGAACAATAGAAGATACTGGTGCTGGTTCTGAACCAAGACCTAATATGTGTGAAAGATGTTTTGAAAACGGAGGGGATGAATAACGAATGGTGCTATGAGCAGGTTTGCCTTGCAGAAATGTTCAAATTTAGCACAAATTTTATTGGCAAACTTGCTTATAGCACGTGTTATACGCTGGCACGGGTGATTTAGAAGAATGTTTAATTGGAATACGGTAAAAAAGAAAATAAATGCGAAGCGAGGGGAAAATAGAATTGTTTAATGAGGACTGTATGCTAACTATGAAACGGATAGCATCAGGGACGGTTGATTTGATATTGACTGACCCGCCATATAACACAACGCAATGTGAATGGGAATATGATATTGATTTAACGGCTTTATGGGCTGAATGGCAAAGGATATTGAAGCCCAATGGAGTAATATGTGTTTTTGCAGATGAACCATTTACAAGCCGTTTAATCGTTTCAAAATTGGATTGGTTTAAAATTAGGATTACTTGGGATAAAATGACTGGCTCAAACTTTTTGAATGCTAAAAAAATGCCGTTAAAACAAACTGAAGATGTAGTAATTTTTTCAGGCGTTAAAAATGGGCAATACACTTACAACCCGATTTTAACTGATAAACCTAAACACAATATAAGACCCGTTGGAAATAGAAAGCCAAGTGTAAATAATACTACATACGGACAACACAGCGGACAATATTCAGCGGATTACGACCCAACAAAGAACTATCCGACAAACTTACTTTCAATAATGGCAAAGCAAGATGAATGTAATAGCGTGAACCGATGGCATCCAACTCAAAAACCTACAGAGATTATGCAATGGCTTGTAAAGACATTTAGCAACCAACACGAAATTGTTTTTGATGGATATAGTGGAAGCGGAGTAACTGCCATTGCTTGTGAAATTGAAAATAGAAACTTTATAGGAAGTGAATTGAATGAGGAATATTACAAAAAAGCATTACAACGAATTAAAGATGAAACAGCACAACTTAAAATATTTTAATGGTTTTGAAAAAACCAACAGAAGCGTGGGGCATTTATTTTCTTTTTTACTTCCACAAAAGTTCAATTGGAACACGGATGTAGTGCTTGCGTATAACATAAAATATGTACGTTTCCTTTGTAATTAATTAATTTAAAGCTACTTATGATATGTTTCCTGAACGTATCGGTAGTCTTATTCAGTAAACTATAAACTATGACACAAATTTCAGCAATCGCATTATCACTATTAAATGGTGAAACATTAAGTATTATGGATGGGTACAGAAAGTTTGCCTGTTCTAATTTACCAAGAGAAATATCAAGAGGTATAGAGCAAAAGTTTGGGGTAAGAGTAGAAAGAACTCCCACTAAATTTATTTCAAGATACGGGCAGTCTGGCTCTTATCATAAATACCACCTACTTAATTCAGATCAAAATAAAGACGGAATAAAAAAAATGAAAGAATATATAAAAGAAAATATTTGATTGTATTGTTTTTTCCCTTTATCTTTGATTTGCGAAAACCTAAAAATGAAATTATACAAATACATAACATTTTTTATACACAGCTAATCCGCTGCGGTTAATCTTTCTTACGCCTTCTTGCGTACGGGGTTTTCGCAGCCGCAGCGGATAGGCTTATTTTTATTATTATGGCTAAACGACTTACCGATTCGGAAAAATGGAATGACGATTGGTTTATATCATTAGATAATGATTACCGAATCATTTGGATATGGTTACTTGATAATTGCAGCCATGCTGGTATCTGTAAAAGGAGCATGAAATTGTTAAATATGATGTGTAATACCAATATTACGGAGGAAGAATTATTAAAGCAAATGGAAGAAAGGGTTGTTTTAGTAGATAATAACTGGTTCATTCCCAAGTTTTTAAAATTTCAATACGCAAATTTGCATAGCGATAGACCTGTAATTGTTTCGGTAGTAAAAGAGTTAGTTAAATTAGGTTATGATAAATTAATTCCTGAATCATTTGGTAATGATTACTTAATGATTAAGGATAAAAGTAAGGATAAGGATATTAGTATTGTTAAACATAAAAAAAACGAAAATGGAAAATTTAGCGGAAACTTTAAATCACAGGGGGAAGAATTTTTCTTTGGCAGAATTGAAAAAGGATTTGAAAAATTTAGGGAAAGTAGAGTGTCTGGTGATTGATGCAAGATTAGAAGGAAAAACATTTTCCCAAATGTCGGAGGAAGAATTAGTAGTAGCAGTAGATCAAATAATTTTAAGGAGTAGTGCAGAAATTGGGTGCGACCTTCCTTTTACAGAAATGTTTTCAAATGTACTTTCAGAACAAATAATATTATTTATTAATAATTGCGGGTACGAAAATTATACTTTAAGGGAAGTGTTATTATCTTTTCAGATTAACCTAATACACCCATTACCAAAATATTTAGCAGTAGAATTACATGAAGTTATTTTTTCAGGTCGTTGTGTAAACGTAAGTTTTATATCCAAGACTTTGAGTAATTATAAGGAGATAAGGCATCAACTTGACAGGAAATTACAAAACTTTATAGACGGCTATCAGCAATAATGTACCATTAAAACATTAAAAGATGAATTGTGAAAATTTATTAGAATTTGATGGCCTACAATTTATGCCAGTAAAAAACAATAAGCAACCTATTGTAAAAGGGTGGCAAACGTATAATGGCAAACACAATTTAAGTAATTGCGATGCAGTAGGGATTGTATGTGGTTCATTAAGTGGAGGGTTAGAGGTTATTGACGTAGATAGCAAATATGATTTAGTTGGTAATTTGTTTGAAAACTATAAAAGATTAATTCATTCTACTAACCCAGATTTATTAGCTAAACTTGTTGTACAGAAAACAAAGGGTGGTGGGTATCATTTAATTTACCGATGTAGTCAAATTTCGGGAAACCTAAAATTAGCAAACAGGCAAACTACCGAAGAAGAAAAACAAGATACTTACAACAAAACATATCAAGCTGAAATACTAAATGGCGATGACGCTGCCGCAGTAACAAGGGCTAAGAAAGCGTCTGTAAACGACAAGGTAAGGGTATTGTTAGAAACAAGGGGGCAGGGAGGATTTATAATGTGCTACCCGTCTAAGGGGTATGAAATAATACATGGTGATTATTATTCTATAAGTGAAATTAGTCCTGATGAAAGAGAAACATTACATAGTATAGCAAGGCAGTTTAATACGGTTGTAGATGAAGTAGTAATACCAAAAACTGCACAAATTAAAACTAAAGGGGTATCATCATTTGAAGATTATAATAATCGTGGGGATGTGGTTCAATTACTTCAAAACAACGGATGGAAAGTAGTATCTCAAAAAGGAAGAAAAACTATATTCATAAGACCCGGCCAAACTACTGCGCAAACTTCGGGTAATTACGATCACGATAGAAAATGGTTTAGTGTGTTTACTACAAGCACCGAATTTGAACCAGAAAAAGCATATTTACCTTACGCTGTTTTTGCAATTTTAGAATGTAATAAAGATTTTTCAGTAGCAAGTAAAAAATTATACGAATTAGGATTTGGCGAAAGGGAAGAATCGGCTATAAAAGAAAAAGCACAAAGTACAAGACAAATATCTTCAAGAGTAAATTCTGATGATGAAGATTATTCATTTTTAGCAAAACCCGAAGATTACGATGACTACCTACAATCTGTAAGGGATGGAACATTGGTACAAGGATTAACAACAGGCATACCTTCTCTTGATAATTATTTTGTATTTAAAGAGGGTAATATGGTTATGACTAATGGTCATGATAACGCAGGTAAGAGTGTAGTGGTGTGGTACTTAGCTTTACTTTCTGCAATGTATCATAATTGGAATTGGATAATTTTTGCAAGTGAAAATACGATTGGAGGCTTTATGCGAAAGATGATTCAGTTCTATGTAGGTAAGCCATTAAACGGAAAGTTTGCAATGAGTGATAGTGAATACCATACTGCAAAAAAGTTTATTGAGAGCCACTTTTCATCAATAAAGGCAGAGGAAGATATGTATAACTATAAAGATATTATCAATATGGTTAAAAAGGCATCTAAGGTAAAAAAGTATCATTCTGTAATGATAGACCCCTACAATGGTTTAAAGATTGATTTAAGCGGTTTTAGTAAGTTAAGTACACATGAGTACCATTATGAAGCATTAAGCGATTTAAAGCTATACGGAAAGAAGAATAACATAGGTATTTGGGTAAACCACCATGCGGTAACGGCTGCATTAAGGCAAAAGGATGGAGAAAAAAAATATCCAGTAGCACCACAAAAAGCAGATACAGAGGGTGGAGGTAAGGTAGGTAATAAAACAGATGACTTTCTAACTATTCACAGGGTTACGCAGCACCCTACCGAATGGATGGTTACAGAATTACACGTTAGAAAAATAAAAGATACAGATACAGGAGGCAGGGTTACTCCAATAGATTCACCTGTAAAGTTAGAAATGTATAAAAATGGGTGTGCTTTTTTAGAAAGATTAGAAATGGGTGGAAATCCGATTGACCCAATTCATTCGTGGCACATGAGTAAAGAATTAAAACAGACTGAATTACCGGCAATAAAGGAAGAACCAAGCGTAACTAATTGGATGCCTATGGCTGATGCTAATGGCGAAGCAATAAACTTTTAACTTATGGAATGGTTAGCTATAAAACACTATGAGTATGATTTAATCTTTGTTCAAAGTAGAGAAGGTAGGGATATAGTTTTAAATTATTATGTAGAAAATGGGATAACTATAAATACAGTAGTTTTAAGAGTTTTTAATAGCGAAGAAGAAGCAACAAAATACTGCAACAATATTAACCAAATAACAAACCTAATCAAGAATTTATGAGTAATCACAAAAACATTACAGAACAAGAAAGCATCCATTGTTTAAACGCATTATTAGTAGGATGTGAGTTTTTAGAACTATTGGATAAGGTAAAAGAGTTTACTATTTTTAGGCATGGACTGAAACAAAAAGTAAACAATTTATTACCTGAATTAGAAAAACATTGCGACCAATTAGAACTAATTACAGGCACAGACGATACTATTATGTTTACCTTAATGGATAGAAAAGAACTTATGAAAAGTATTAGTTGTTTAAGACCTGAATACAAACTAGGTTTGGCTGAACTACTAAATCAATTTAATAATGCTCCAGAACTTGTATTGCACAGAAACGGAGTTAAAATAGCATAAATTATGGAAAAGTTATTCCCTGATGATGGAAAGGTATTAGTAGATACATGGTACAAAGAAAAAATGGAAAATTTAAGATATAAATGGAATCCACCAATTCTATTAAAAAAAATATGGGAAGAAATGGATAAAAGTATTGTTAACCCTAAAGGCGAAATAAAAGATAAAAACAATGGAAACACTAACAGATAAGATAATACTGGATATTAAAAAGAACAGACGTAAGTACCATGTAGTACTTCACAATGGAAAAACATACGACTATTGCACTATGGATAAAGAAAGGGAGCAATGTATAAAAGATTTATTTGAATTATTCCATGACCAGCCAACTATGACTATATTTGAAAATGGTGAAATAGTATTTGAGATAAAAAAGAAACTTACTGTAATGAAAATATTAAATCGTGAAAATAAGGACATATACGAAACCTTAGAAGAAGCTATGGAGGCAACAGGTAAAACACGAAATATGGTTATATCCCATATACGAAATCATCCTCGTAGTTGGAGTAAATTAGAAAGAATTATTTGTGAATAAAAGTTATTACCTTAGCACTATGAAAAAATAAAAAATATTATGACAGTAGCACAAATGCGCCAATTATGCAATAAGAAACCTACCGATATGTCATGGAACGATTTTGACAATTTAGAATTAGTAGCACTTACAGATATAGCAATAGAGTTCATAAGTGAATTTAAAGATAAGCATGGAGTAATGAACATAGAGTGTGATTGTGGTGAATGTGATGGCAATAAAAAGGTATTTGCACTATTAACAGAAGATGCCTTTGAAGAACTTTACCCACCAGAAGAAATA